CAAATATCGAAACGAGACCCCTGCCTGTGTTGCGACCACCATGGATATCAAAGAGCGCCGTGGTGCCAACGTACCTGACTTATCTAAGCTCAAGCTGAAAGCTAAGTGATGAATGGTATAGGGTTTTATGGGATTAGAGTCACCGACTGGTGTTCTCCTCCGTGTGGTCCCCCCGTTAGCGCTGTAACAAACGATTAGAAGGCCCTCTGGGGTCTTTTTTTATGCCCTACTCCAACAAAGGACATCAACTAAGACAATAACTAAGGGTTCTAATTAGTAATTACCTCTGCTATCATTCTGGCTCAACTAAAAATAGCGGAGGAATTGTGGACAATATCCTACTGAAAAAAATGCTGAACCATGAGTTCTACATGTCGAACAAAAGTCGTTTTATCGACACATTATTTGAGAACGAAGCGCGGGACCTTTTCCAAACGATAGACGCGGGGCATACCTGCTACCAAAAAGACATCACAACCACCGAGCTTAGGGCCCTGTATGATAACGCCTTTCCTGTGGCCACCGAGGCGTACAAAGTGGGAGTGTACAAAGCCATTGGTGAAATAAATAATGTAGAGGAAGTATCTGACGATGTAGCAAAGGATGTCATCACCGGAATGTGGCACCGTGCCGCTGGTACTGACATAGCTAACCTCGGATTGGAGATAAGCGAGGGCAGTAATGATGCCTTCTCTAAACTGTCAGAGCTGCTGGATAAATACCGCGAAGGATTTACACCAGATATCAAATACGAGTTCACCACCAGCAACACCGAGGATTTGTTATCGAATGCATCTGACGCATCTCGTTGGAAGTTCAATCTAAAGCCACTTCACGAAAAAGTATACGGCATAGGCCCAGCAGAGTTTGCCAGCGTCTTTGCCACCCCCAATGTGGGTAAGACTGCCATGATGGTAACCTTGTGCTTCGGGCCAGATGGATTTGCCGATCAGGGTGCGAAAGTCCTGTACGTCGTGAATGAGGAGAAGTCTGAGCGAACAAAGCTGAGAGCGCAGATGTGCAGGTCAGGCATGACTCTGGAAGAGATAGAGCTAAACCCCGGCAAGGCGTACCGCAAATGGCAGGAAATAGATGACAAAGCATACATGCTCGACATCCATGAATTTACCTTAGATCAGCTGAAGGAAGTAGCTGAGTTTGTCAGGCCAGACATCATAGTGATCGACCAAGGAGACAAGCTCAACATATCAGGTAAGTTCGGTGCCTCACACGAGAGGCTGCGAGAGCTGTTCAGGTCACTCAGGGAATTTAGCAAGAAGGCCAACGCCGCCGTAATCACAATGTCGCAGGCATCCAATGAGGCTAGGGGCAAGACCCGGCTATCTCCCTTTGAGATGGAAGGTAGCAAGATAGGTAAGAGTGCTGAGCTTGATTTGATTATAGGCATTGGTGCTCTGGAGACTGACGGTGAGCCCGACATGACCAGATACCTAACCATCGGTAAGAACAAGCTTAATGGCTATCACGGCACCGTAACGTGCTTCTTACAAGGGGAGATCAGCCGATATGTGGTTTAACAGAGTTTGCGTATTCGACCTAGAGTGTGGCACTAGCCGTGTCGGAGAAAACAATACTCGGGACAACAGCCCCTTCAATCCCTGCAATAAACTGGTGAGCATTCACTGGAAAGTGCTGCGTGATGTTACTAATGCGGAGATGCTGGCAGAAGATTTAGCTGCACCCGTTAAGACACACTTAGTATATCACCACGAGCTACCCTACCCGGATAGAGGTAAGTATCCTGCTGAGTTCGTCGCTGATTTGGACAGCAGTGATGTGTGTGTTGCCCACAACCTGAAGTTTGATGCGAATTGGCTGCGCAGCATCAACATAGAGCTGCCTGAGCATGGCTGGTGTACGATGATTGGTGAGTACATCCTAGCTCGGGGGAACCATGTAGAGAAGTCTCTCAAGGCCACTGCGGACAGAAGAGATGTGACGCGCAAAAAGTCTGACCTTATCGATGCAGAGTTTAAGGCGGGCAAAGAGTTCTATGAAATTGAGCTGGCTAAGGTGGTTGAGTACGCCGAGGCTGACGTGCAGTCCTGCGCGGAGATATTCATGGCCCAGCTAGAGGACTTGCAGGAAGAGAAAAACAAAGGCCTGTTGTCTACCTTCAAACTAATGAATGAGATGCTCTTCTTCCTTTGCGAGATTGAGTATAACGGCATCCACATTGATAAGGACATACTTTTAGAAGTAGGTGATGCCTACCGAGCTGAGAAGAAGGACATCAAAGCTAGGCTAGAAGAGATCGTTCAAGACGTTATGGGCGACACCCCGATTAATCTTAACTCTGGGGCAGACCTGTCAATGGTCATTTATTCGCGTAAGCTCGAAAGAAAAGAGCATTGGAAGGACACAATGAACATTGGCACAGACTGGCGAGGTAAGCCCCTATACCCGCCAAGAATGTCCAAATCCAAGTTCAATGAGCAGGTCAGATTTAGCACGAGAGTGGTGAAGCGCACAGTAGCGCAGCACTGCCACACATGTAACGGTACTGGCTATATACGCAAGACCAAGAAGGATGGCACCCCATACAAGAATCATAGCCCCTGCCCAGATTGCAAGAAGGTTGGAGCAACCTACCAAGAGACAGGCACTGTAGCTGGATTGAAGATGATACCCGCAGGCGTTGCCGATGCTAGTGTACATGGATTCAAGACTGACAAGATGACCCTGCAACGGCTTGTGGGTCAGGCTCAGGACAAAGATAATCTGGTTGCTGTAGACTTTCTGCAAAAGATGATACGCCTCAACGCGATTAATACTTATCTGGATAGTTTTGTCACCGGGATTGACACTTGGACCCGTGATAATAACCTGCTTCATGCTAACTTTAATCAGGCAATAACTAGAACCGGCAGATTGTCGTCTAGCCAGCCTAATTTTCAGAACCAGCCCAAGGGCAACAAGTTCCCTGTGCGCAAGGCCATACGGTCACGCTTTGAAGACGGCTGGATATATGAAGTTGACTTCAGTGGCCTAGAGTTTCGTGTTGCTGGTGAGCTAAGCGGAGATGAGCAGATAATATCTGACATTCTGAATGGCAAAGATGTACACAAACAGACTGCCATGATTATCAATCAGTGTAGTAAAGAAGAAGTCACGAAGGAGATGCGCCAGCAAGCTAAGGCGTATACTTTTGGTCCTCTCTTTGGGGGGCGAGGCGCTGGTGAGCCTAAGCATATCCAGCACTACTTCGATGAGTTCTTTAATATCTATAGTGGTCTGGCCAATTGGCACAAAGAGCTTTTTACCGGCGTTTTGAACGATGGTCTGGTCAAGATACCCTCTGGCCGGGAGTACTTCTTCCCAAACGCTAAGCGGCTTGCTGGCGGGCGTATAACGAATGCCACAGCAGTGATGAATTACCCTGTACAGGGCTGGGCTACTGGCTGCATCGTGCCTTTAAGCTGCGTCAGAGCTTTGCGCCGTTTCAAGTCTGAAGGACTGCGCAGCAAACTCATATGCAGCGTCCATGACAGCATCGTGTGTGACGTGGCGCCCGAGGAGACGGAGCAAGTTAAACACGCCCTAGTATGGGCAATGGCTGGCGTAGTCGATGAGGCTAAGGAGCGCTGGAACCACGACTTCCGATTACCCCTCGACGTTGAAGTATCGCGAGGGAGAGACTGGATGGCTCAGGAAGAAATACCCCTTGACTAGGGGTACTTATTAAAGCTATTCTTAACACCCCAACTAAATACCATTGAGGTAAAAAATTATGAGCAGCACAGAATTATCAGCAGTAGACCAAAGTGAAGTAGCAATGCTTCTAGGCGCCCTTCAGGGAAACACTTCTGAGGACACAATAAAAGTACCGTTTCTGAAGGTGCAGTACGAGCCAGAGGACAAGCAGGGCCGTGATGTTAAGCGGGGTACCTTCCTGCTAAGCGACTCTGAAAATCCAGTGTATGCAACGACTGCAAAGATTCGTGTATTGGCACAACACTTTCAATACCGAGAGTCTGATCCCCAGACGTACAAGATCGTGAACAAGACGGTTCTGATGGATGATATGCGCAAGCGTGAGCCGCGTGATATGAAAGGTGGCATGCGTTGTGGCCGTCCTGATGCCAAGACTCTTCGCCAGCTATCTGATGAAGACCAGCAAATGTGGCGTAAGCGCGTTCAGGCGTTCCGTATCCTACGCGGCATTGTCACGATGGAAGGCAAGAATGCTGATGGCGAAACTGTCAAGGTTGAGAACCAGCCTTTTCAGATGTTTTTGAAGGGCATCAATTTTATCCCCTTCGAGGATAGTGTCATCAAGGCTTTGCCACACGGCAAGGGCATGACAGATATCTGGGTAGATTTGAGCACAACGAAGAAGGGTAAGGCCTTTATCATTGACTTCGCCGCTGACTACAACACTCCCGCTGTCATGGATAACGAGTATTCTACGACATGGCCAAACAAGAGAACCAGCGCATTGAGACGGGTTACAAGAATGCGCATTTGGAGTCTGAAGCTTTTGGATCAGCGTCTGATGCAATTAATGGATATGCAGAGGACCTAGAGGCTGACTTAAATTAATTTCCTCGCAACCTTTGGGGGGCTTTGCCCCCTTTTTTTTCCTTAAAAAATTATAGAGGTCTGTTATGTCACTTAATATCGTTGAAGCTGAGCTACAGATGGTAATGGAGCGCCTCTCCAATGGCGAGAGCGTTGATGTGCCTGAACACGTCATAGATGAAGCAGTACAGGACTTCAGAGATACCCTAATCAAACAACTGCGCAGAGAGCAGGGTGAATTTCGCCTGCGTATGAGCAACATAGGCAGAGCACCATGCCAGCTCCAGATGGAGAAGTCAGGGGCACCTGCTTCGCGTAGGCCCGCCAGTTTTATTCTGCGAATGATGATTGGAGATGCGGTGGAAGTTTACCTCACTGCCCTACTCAAACTTGCCAGTGCCAACATCACTGGGGGCAAGGATGTCGTAAGCTTTGATATTGCTGGCACTACGATTAAAGGCGAGTCAGATATCGATATTGACGGCGCTGTTTGGGATATCAAGTCCTGCTCCCCTTGGGCTTTCAAGAACAAGTGGGCGAAGGGGTATGACGGCCTTAAAAAGTCAGATGACTTTGGGTATATCGGCCAGCTCTACGGCTACAGCGAAGGACAAGGCAAGCCAATGGGTGGGTGGATAACCGCCGACAAATCTAGTGGCGAGGTCCTAGTCGTTGAGGCTACCCCCACTGGCGCTGAGACGGCCCAGATTAAAGCAAATTTAGAGAATACGATAAGGACTGTCGATTTGGATAAAGAATTTAAGCGATGTTTTGAGCCGGAAGAAGAGTTCTTCTACCGCAAGCCTACAGGCAATAAGCGGCCATAGCGCCCCGGCACTTTTGGTACACGGAGTACAATGATGTTAGTGATTGACGACTTTATCTCTGAGGGTTCTTATCTTTTTTCTAAGCTAAACTCGCCTGATGCGTGGGAGAACCTACCAATAGACACTGCTTGGCTAAGCATCGAGGACTATAACAATTCCCGTGGTTGGGCAGAGATTCGTGTAGACGTCTGGCACGATATAATTCAGAAGATTTACTGCCAGTTACCCCTTGAAGCCCGAGACAACATTAAGGGCTTTGAGTACTGGGGAAACCAGATAGCAGGATATGATAGTCTCCCTTGGCATCAAGATAAAGACGAGCATGTCTTTGCTAATTCAGGTGAAACTGTGTCTCCAAGTGTAGGGTTCGTTTACTACCCGTATCAGGACATCTTTACGGGTGGCTATCTGGAGATAGCAGTTAAAGACGACTTTGATGAGCTTGAACGAATACAGTCGAAGTTTAATCGCCTCATAATGTTTGATCCATCCCAGTACCATCGGGTTTCTCGTGTTCACACAGGCAACAGACGAGCATTTATCGTCAATGTGTGGGCCGATCACACACCACAGGTATCCACTAATGTCTAATTTAAAGCCATGCACGACATGTGAAGTCAATGACGGAGTAGTACTGCACCGCGGAAAGGTGCTGTGCCCGTCCTGCTATTCTAAATTACCTGAGCTTTGGCGACACCCGCCACGAGCTGGGGGCCCGTTTCAGCCCCACCCTACTCGTAAGCGGGGTAGCGTATGAAAAAGCCGTATGCGGCATCCAAAAGAGCAATTCAGGCAGGTTATCGATCAGGGCTAGAGCAGAAGATTCAGGATCAACTCAAGAAGGCAGGATGTAATGCTGAGTATGAGCCTTTTAAAATACCTTATACTGTTCCTGCGTCTAACCACAATTACACACCAGACTTTGTGCTAGAGAACGGCATTGTCATTGAGAGCAAAGGCCGCTGGGACTTGGACTCTCGCAAGAAGCATAAGCTCCTAAAGCAGCAGTACCCAGACTTAGATTTGCGCTTCGTTTTTAGCAACTCAAATGCGCGTATCCGTAAAGGCGCAAAGTCGCGTTATAGAGATGAATGTGAGAAGATGGATATCTTGTACGCCGACAAGCTTATCCCCGAGGAATGGATGGATGAGCCTGACAACAAGCGGTCCCTCAAAATAATTAAGAAACTTACCTAATGAAAGAGGAGAAGCAGTATGGAAAAGCCACGAAGATTAAATGACGCAACACCGGAAGAGTGGAATGCCCTTCGCTCTCAGGCCCCAGCCATTGAGAAAACCGGATTAGAGTCGTGGATGCAAGAGGCCCACAACATCAGTGAAGATGTCGTTAATAATCCACAGCATTACAACAACGGCAATGTGGAGGCCATTGAGGCTATCCAAGCCAGCATGTCTCCTATTGAGTTTCGAGGCTACCTCAAGGGAAACACGATGAAATACCTTTGGAGGTACGACTATAAGGGCAAGCCTCTACCGGACCTCCAGAAGGCCTCTTGGTACTTAGATGCACTAAAGGCAGCATTAAAGGAAGAAGCATAATGATGACATTTGATGATTACCAAGAAGTAGCCGTTAAGACAGCCATTTACCCCGTTGGGGATATGGTTATTTACCCAGCACTAGGCCTCTGCTCAGAGGCAGGGGAAGTAGCAGGTAAAGTTAAGAAATGCCTACGAGATAAGAATGGTGTGATGTCCCAAGAGGACCTTGAAGCTATTGCTGATGAGGCTGGGGATGTACTTTGGTACATTGCGGCGCTTGCACGGGATTTAGGTATCTCTATGAGTACTATGGCCCACCGAAATGCTAAAAAACTACAAGACCGCAAAGAGCGCGGTGTTCTTGGTGGAAGTGGGGACAAACGATGAGCATAAATGTTGATCTATCGCGGGACGCCCTGTTTGATGAGCTGGGTGTGGCAAGATTGCGCGAAAGCTACATGCGTGAGGAAGAAATAAGCCCACAAGAGAGGTTTGCTGCCGTATCTGAGCAGTTCTCTAGCAACCCTGAGCATGCCCAGCGCCTATATGACTATTCATCGCAGCACTGGCTATCGTACAGCACCCCCATACTGTCTTATGGCAGAGGAAAACGCGGGCTTCCCATAAGCTGCTTCCTTAGCTACCTAGATGACTCCGCTGAAGGGCTTGTAGACACCTTATCAGAGGTCAACTGGCTATCAATGCTAGGAGGCGGGGTAGGCATACATGTAGGTATTCGCGGTGTTGACGACAAATCAGTGGGCGTAATGCCCCATTTGCGCGTATATGATAGCTCTTGTCTTGCCTATCGTCAGGGAAGAACGCGCCGGGGGTCGTATGCAGCATTCCTAGACATTAGCCACCCTGATATAGTTAGTTTTATGGAGATGCGTAAGCCAACCGGGGATCAGAACTACCGCACCCTAAACTTACACCATGGCATCAACATATCCGATAAATTCATGCGTGTTATTGAGAATAGCATGAAAGATAGTGACTACGACGATACTTGGGAGCTTGTAGCGCCCCACAACGGTGAAGTCGTGGAGACTGTGTCAGCAAGGGCTGTGTGGCAGAAGCTTCTAGATTTGCGTATGACGACTGGAGAGCCCTATCTTATATTCACGGACACAGCTAACAGGGCGATGCCTGCATGGCTGCAAGAAGCTGGCCATAAGATAAACGGCAGCAACCTCTGCACAGAAATATTCTTGCCTACCAGCAAAGAGCGTACAGCGGTGTGCTGTCTGTCTAGCTTAAATCTGGAATACTATGAAGAGTGGAAGGATAACCCGCTGTTTATACAGGACTGTCTTGAGATGCTCGACAATGTCCTGACTCACTTCATTGACTGCGCCCCAGACACCATTTCTAGGGCCAGATACTCAGCAATGCGCGAGAGAAGTATAGGACTAGGTGCTTTAGGGCTCCATGCCTTCTTGCAGAAGAAAGAGATACCCTTTGATAGCGTCATGGCTAAAGTCTGGAACAAAAACATCTTCAGGCACATTAATGAGCATTGTGCTAAGGCAGATCACTACTTAGTGGAGCTTAGAGGAGCTTGTGCAGACGCAGCTGAGCAGGGAGTAGCCCGTAGGTTCTCCCACTGGACAGCCATCGCGCCTAACGCTTCATCTTCTTTGATTATGGGCAACACAAGCCCTTCTATCGAGCCTTACCGCGCCAATGTGTACCGTCAGGACACTATGAGCGGCGCCTACGTCCATAAGAATAAGTTTTTAACGGCTAAGCTGGAAGAACTAGGCCTAAACGACGATGACACATGGGCATCAATCATCGCTAATGATGGCTCTATTCAGCACCTCGACATTGATGCTGAAATTAAGGATGTTTTTAAGACGGCTGTGGAGATTGACCAGCGCTGGTTGATCGAGCTGGCATCTGACCGACAAGAGTACATTGATCAGGGCCAGTCACTGAATCTGTTCTTCTTACCTGACGTGAATATCAAATACCTACACGCGGTCCACTTCTTGGCGTGGAAACAGGGCCTAAAAAGCCTCTACTATTGCCGGTCTGATAAGCTGCGAAAGGCAGATAAAGTAGGTACCCGCATAGAACGTAAGCGTATCGAAGATGACGTAGACATGGTCGCTATCGCAGATGGTGATGTGTGCTTAGCGTGTGAGGGATAGAATATTGGAGCAGAGGAATAGACAAGCCAAGGGCAGAAATAGGTTTGGATACGATAGAGCTACGCGGGAAAGACTAGCCCATGAAAGTAGACTAACGACCACGGCAGAAAAGCTTGCTGCTAAATGGCTCAGGCGAAAAATATAATTTACAGGAGAGTATAATGGTTAAAGGCAAATTAAAACTGACGGACGGTAGGGATTATTACAAGCCGTTCAATTACCCATGGGCGTTTGATGCTTTCATGGAGTCTGAGCAAATGCACTGGCTCTGGACAGAGGTGCCAATGATGGAGGATGTAAAGGACTGGCAAAAGAACATGACAGTCGCAGAGAAGGACTTCCTGACAAAGATATTCCGCTTTTTCACTCAAGGGGACATTGATGTGTCTGGGGCTTATGTAAAGAACTATCTACCGAGGTTTCCTCAGCCTGAAGTCCGTATGATGCTATCTAGCTTTGCTGCGCGTGAGGCCATCCATGTGGCTGCATACTCGCATCTGATTGAGACGCTGGGCATGCCTGAGAGCACTTATAACGAGTTCTTGCAGTACGGAGAGATGGCAGAGAAGCATGAGTACTTCCAAGAGCTACAGAAGAGCAGTGATACCCCGGCTCAGATTGCAGCCTTCTCAGCATTTACTGAGGGCATGCAGTTATTCTCTTCTTTCGTGATGCTGCTTAATTTCGCTCGTAATGGGAAGATGAAGGGCATGGGCCAGATCATTGCTTGGTCAATTGCTGACGAAACTCTGCACACAGAGAGCATGATTAAGCTATTCCGCGAGTACATCAAAGAGAACCGCAGCGAGTGGACTGATGAGACTAAGAGCAGGATTTACACCATTGCAGAGAAGATGGTGGAGATGGAAGACAAGTTCATCGATCTAGCCTTTGGCGTGAACGACATGGAGCGACTGACTAAGGAAGAGGTACGCAAGTACATTAGGTACATCGCTGATCGACGCCTAATCGCGCTGGGCATGAAGGGTATATTTAAGGTGAAGAAGAACCCACTAAGCTGGGTAGATGGTATGCTAGGAGTGACGCATACTAACTTCTTTGAAAATAAAGTTGTGGACTATGCGAAGGGCGCCACTACGGGCGACTGGTCTAACATCTGGGGCGCTGCATCAGCGCAGTAATAGGAGAAGTATGTACGAGTATATATCGCTAATTTTATGGCTTTTAGGTGCCTTATTTATTCTTTGTATTTTTGAGTCAGAGAATGAGACTGGCGCCAGAAAATTAATGCTGCTGTCTTTGGTGTGGCCGCTTTATTCAGTATATCTGGTATTTCTTGAAATTACTGACGTTTTCAGAGGAGATTAGAGGGAAGATTGTTTGACAGTGGAGTCTTAGCTGTCTTATAATTCTTCTATCGGGTTTAGAGTTGATCCTTTACCCCGAGAGAGATGGGGTGGTTCCTGTCTCGAAAATGTACCCCCCTTAGAGCAATCTTCGGGGGGTTTATTTTTATCTAGTCATCAACCAGTCTTGCATGTTCTGCCAGATGCTGCCCGCGCTATCCCTAATTTTCTGCACTTCTTCAGTAGCCATAGCCTCCATTTCTAGGGCTTGATACACTCTATCTGGGCTCTGCTGAATTTCTTGTGCGTCATTGGGGTCAACCATACCCGCCTTGACTAGTGAGTTTAGTATTGGGTCTATGGAAGCATTTACGAAGCCCCGAAGCCCAGTCTTTGCACCAAATTCTTGGTCCATCATCATTCTAGTCAGCCTAGCGTACTCTTCTGGGTTGGCTAGTACAAAATCTACAGCATCTTGGTAGGCTTCCTCCCCACCCGCTCTGTTTATAAGCTTAGTACCTACCGCTCTTACTCTGGCTCCTGTTCTGCTCAAGGGCCCAAGGATAACGGTTACAAGGCCGTTAAAGGCTTGCAGTTGCTCTTTCTTAACGGCTGTATCAGAGCCAGCGATAATGCCACTTCTAGTCGCTAGAGCCTGCTCGTTCCCTGCTTTGGCTAGTAGGTCAATGATACCCTCGGCTACGACAGGACGATCTTTAAACGCAATTTGTAGAGCTTCCAGTAGTCTCTTAGAACCTGTGCCGGTAACTGAGTCCTTAGCAATACCAGATAAACTCATACCCGGTGTACCGGACACTGTTTTAGCAGAAGTAATAAAACTCTCTCTTACTCGTTTCAGTACAGCAGCCTGCATTCCTTGAATGATTATGGGGTCCCCTGACTCAAAGACTGCGTCCATAAGGTTGGTGAACCGGCCTACATCTTGAGCAGAGTCGAAATTATTGAGTAATTTTGTCCATGCTGCCTGTGCATTTTTGACTGGAAGACCATTGTTCGCAAAGAACTCATTCAGTTGCCCGTTAAATACTTTTTCTTTGACTCTGTCCGCGAGACTTGTTGCCACCCGCGAGTAGGTTTTCTTCCAAGACCTGTATGCGTTTGGCTGCGTCAGGAAACTCATCGACTATCAGGCTTGCGTACTGTTGTAGACTATTAACTGCCTGTGCAACCGCTTCTTCTGATGGAGTACCGTTAAACTTTATGCTAGTTTGTAGTGGGCGCATGGCTTCATTGATAAAGAAGCTAACTACATCATCTGCGTCGCCACCCCCAGCATTCGTTCTGAGTAGGTGTAGCACGTTCTCT